TACTGCATTGAGTTTCTTAGAGAAGCAAGCGACTGATACGACAGAATTGGACAATGATGGATTAGACAGATTCAAAAATGGTATTCTTGTTGATCCATTTACAGGTTGGTCTGTAGCATCTACATCTGAAGATGGTAAAGATTGTGCAATTGACAAAAAGAATAAATTATTGACATGTTTACAGGACAATGCAAACACAGTCGGACTTCGTTATTCTACTACAGGAACAACTGCTTCAACAACAACCATAAATTCTGGCAACAAAATTATGTTGCCATATACTGAAGTTGAAGCAAAGGGATTAAAACAAGATAAAGCATCTAGACAATTAAGACTTGCTGAAGAATTAAACTTCATTTGGACTGGTGATTTAATTGCTGTGCCATTTACAGATAATTTCTTTGAGACAGAAAATGATCCTACAAAAAATGTCGTTTACAATGATGACCAAGGTGCTGATAACTGGAAAGCATTAGTGAGTGCATGGAATACAGAAGTTGCACCATTAAATCAAAAATGGCTTGGTGGCACGACACAAACTGGTATTGTTGCTGGAACAAATCAAACAACACAAGTTGGTCAATTTAATGTCACTACTGCATTACAACAGACGACTCAAGAAGCATATAATCAATTAGCCGCAGGCAATCAAACAACATCGTCTTCACAAGATGTTAAGTTTGATAGAGTTGTTCAAGTTGAAGCCGCACTTAGAATGCGTCCTCGTGACTTTGTTATTCAAGCTACAGGATTGAAAAATAATTCTAGAGTTTATGCATTCTTTGATGGCGTAAACGTTACTGCGAATTGTTTTCAAATTTCATTGTTCGGTAGTACTACTGTACAATCATTAAACGATTTGATGAACAGCAAGGGTGAATTGACTGGCAATAGTGGAAGCACTTGGGAAGCTATTGCTAATGGTGCTACACAGCCACTCATTGTTAAAAACAATCAAATTATATTATTGTTTGAAGTTCCAGCTGGTAAATTTTATACTGGTCCACGTGAATTTAAAATCACAGATAGCCCCACAAATTCTGAGGGAACAACATTAACTAGTGCAAGAAACACAATTTTCTCACAAGGCATTTTACAAAAGACTGGTTCATTCACAATTAACTCTCGCCCATTTAACGTTACGTTCGTTGGCGCAGATAATATTAGATCATTGGGCAGAAAAGTTATTTCTCAACAGCGAGTTGAAACTGCGAGTGTGCCAATTCCACAACCGCCACCAAGAAATACTGATCCATTGTCGCAAAGTTTCTTTGTTGATCCAGATACATATTCAAAAGGATTCTATTTAACTTCTATTGATCTGTTTTTCAGAACAAAATCACAAGAAGACGCTAGAAATGTTAGAGTTGAAGTTCGTGAAATGGAAAATGGATTTCCATCTTTACAATTTGTTAGTGCTAGTGATAGTGCAGTTGTCAACAATGTAAATATTAATATAAGTGAAAATGCATCAACCGCAACTAAATTCACATTTAAAAATCCTATCTATTTGAGTCCTGGTAATGAATATTGTTTTGCTGTTAAGCCAGACAATAATGATCCAGATTATGCAATTTGGGTTGCTGAATTGGGTGCAATTGACATTACTAATCCAGACAGACAGACTAGAATTGAACAAGCATATAATAGCGGATTGTTATTCACATCTTCTACCGACACAACATGGACAGCAAAACAAAATATTGATATGAAATTCACAATGAGAGTTGCAGAGTTTAGTACTTCAGAAAAAGTTGAATTTTGGGCTAATATTCCACAAACAACTGCATTTACTTATGATGCATTGACTCCAGCTATTAGCGATCAAATTCTTCCTGAGACAAATATCACATATGATATCAAGACTGCTGACAGTACGTTTACAGTTGATACTGATTTCACTACAGTTAAAAACTATGAAAGATTAGTATTGCGTTCTAGAAAACAAATTTCTACTACGGCTTCAGAAACGGCAAGTGGATTTAAATCTTTGCAAGTAAGAGCAACATTGTCTACAGCTAATAAGTTTATTACTCCATACATTGACAATGAAAGTATTAGATTTCACTTTGATAAAAATGTTATCAACAATTTAGATAGCACAGAAGTAAGCGGAACAGTTGCATATAGTTCTGGCAATAATATTGTTGTTGGTACTGGTACAACTTTTACGACACAAGTATTCCCTGGTGAATATGCATACTTTGGTGACGAATACCGCAGAGTTTCTTCAGTAACAAGTAACACAGTTTTGACTGTTATAAACAATTTTACTACATCAAACGCAGTCAATCAAGCAATGTCTATTCGCAATGAAGAAAATCCAACTGGACCATATTCTTCTGAGTCTAGATACATCACTAAAGTTGTGACGTTGAACGATGGATTTGAAGCGGCTGATTTAGTTACCTATTTGAGAATCAATCGTCCGCCAGGAACTTCAATTAAAGTCTATGCTAAATTATTGAATGAGAATGACTCAGACGCATTTGACGATAAATTCTATACTCCTATGGAATTGGTTGGAACAGAAACGTTCACACTCAATCAGAATGAGTACAAAGAAGAAAAGTATGTTGTTCCGTCTGTAGCAAAAACTGGTGGTTCTGAATTGCTTACTGGTACAGTTGCAATTTCTAACGTATCAACAACAGTTACTGGCACATCTACTCGCTTCACAGAAGACTTGAAGATTGGTGACACAATTGCTGTCGGTACTGCTAGAACAGAACGTGTAGTTTCTACCATTGCAAATAACGTATCATTGACAGTTGAATCTGTGTTCTCTACACTTGCTTCTAGCCAAGACGTTTTCCGTGTTCTAAATAACACAGTTGCATATACAACACCTGATGGAAGAACATTCCAAGGATACAAACAGTTTGCAATTAAGATTGTTTTCTTATCTAGCAATCCAAGTTTTGCATCAAAGGTCAAAGATTTGAGAGGCATAGCATTAGCATGATAGCAGAAAAGATTAAAATCGCAGAACCTGTTCGTGGGTTTACCGAAAGAGATATAAACTCTAAAGCCATACTAAATACAGACATGGATTCATTGTTAAAATATAAAATCCAAAAACGAAAAATTTCTGATATAAATAAGAGTAGAAATGAGATTGCTTTAATTCGTGACGAAGTGGACAGTATTAAATCAGACCTCAGCGAAATCAAACAATTGTTGTTAAAAATAACTAAAGAGAGAGAAGAATAATGCCAATATCACAAGTAGCGTTATCGAACACGTTTAATGAATTTAGAAGCACGTTTAATGATGCGGCTAATACAGTAAATTCTTTTACTGCCGGTACGGGTGCAATTTCTGCAAATACAGTTACTGTGGCGACTTTGACCTCTGGACGTGTTCCATTAGTGTCAACTTCTGGATTGATTGTTGATGATTCAAATTTAACATACAATACATCTACTGATGTTTTAACTTTAGGTGGTGCTACAGACGCATCTTCAACTACTACAGGAACTTTGATTGTTACTGGTGGTGTTGGTGTCGCTAAGAAATTATATGTAGGCACAGACTTAAATGTTACAGCAAACACGACACTTTCTGGAACAACAGATTCATCCTCAAGCACTACAGGTGCAGTAATTATTTCCGGCGGTGCTGGTGTTGCTAAAAACGTATACGTTGGTGGTATAGTTGATGTTGCCAATACTACACAATCAACAAGTAATACCACAGGCGCTTTGATCGTTGATGGTGGTGCTGGTATTGCTAAGAACTTATTCGTTGGTGGCATAATTGATGTTACTGATACTACACAATCAACAGGTGTTACTACAGGTGCATTGATCGTTGATGGTGGTGCTGGTATCGCTAAGAACTTGTATGTCGGTGGCGACATGCAAGTTACGGGTAACATAACAATTCTCGGTTCTAATTCTGCTATCAGTACGACACAAATTAACATTGAAGACAACATGTTGCAGATTGCTAATAACAATGTTGCAAACACAGTTGACGTTGGTTTCTTCGGACAGTATAGTGATGGTGCAGGTAATGTCCATTCAGGATTCTTCAGAGATGCTTCTGATGGCACTTGGAAATTATTTAAAGACTACAACGTTGAACCATCAACTACAATTGACGTTTCTGGCAATGGTTTTGCTTATGCAAACCTTATAGTTGATAGTCTTCAAGCAAACAATAAGATTACAACAACAGGCGGTGTAGATAAATTAACATATGCAACAGGCGCTATTTCTGTTGCGGGTTCATCTACACCATCAAACGGGCAGGTTCTTACTGCTACAGGATCAACAACCGCAACATGGCAAACACCAAGTAGTGGCGGTGGTGTAACAACAGGTAAAGCTATCGCAATGGCGTTAGTCTTTGGTGGTTAATTTTTAAAGGAACTTCTTATGGCTGCGCCCAATATCGTAAACGTTGCAACAATTACAGCAAAAACATCATATCTTACACCAGCAAATACAGCACCAAATGTATTGCTTGCGAATCCCTCATCATCGGGAAAAGTCTTCAAGATCAATACGATCATTGCGGCTAATGTAGATGGTAATACTGCTTTTGATTCAACTGTAGCATTTAATACTGCCGCAAATGGTGCTGGTACATCATTCCCATTAGCATCAACTATTTCTATTCCTGCTGATGCATCTTTGATTGTGTCTGACAAGTCAACAGCGTTTTATCTTGAAGAAAATAATTCTGTTGTCGTTACAACTAGCACAGCATCAAAAATTGCTTATGTAGTTTCATACGAAGAACTTTCATAATAATCTAATATGTCTAAACGATATGTAGGTGGTATTGTTTCAACCGGACTTGACGGCATCAACTCTCCTGTTAAAGAGGTAGAATATCTAGTTGTTGCTGGCGGTGGTGGAGGCGGTAGACAGAATTATATTTCTGGTGTTGGCGGTGGTGGTGGTGCAGGTGGTGTATTAACTGCTACTGGATATCTTGTCAATAGCGGCTCTAGCATTACTGTGACTGTGGGTGCAGGTGGTGCAGGTGGTGCATCTACTTACGCTGGTGATAACGGAAGTAATTCTATATTTGGCTCTATAACATCAGTTGGTGGCGGCGGTGGTGGTGGTTCATCTTACGGATACGGCAATAATGGCGGGTCGGGCGGTGGTGCTACAACATCAAATACTCCTACGGGTTCTGGAATTTTTGGTCAGGGCAATGCTGGTGGAGTATACTCCAATATTTCAAACGTTAACTCTGCTGGTGGAGGCGGAGGTGCTGGCTCAATAGGCGGTACTGGTAGTGGCAGTGCCGACAATAGTATCGATCCTAGTTTTGGTGGAACAGGATTCGTTTCTTCAATTTCTGGCTCACGAGTTTTTTACGGTGGCGGTGGAGGTGGCGGCACAGTTTCATCAAATATTCCCTCAGGTGGTGCGGGTGGTGGTGGAACTGGTGGTATCTATTACTCTCCTGGACCTTATGCGGGCGGCAATGGTCTCTATAACACAGGCGGTGGTGGAGGTGGTGGCACAAACGGTCCATCAGAATCAGGTGCAGGCGGCTCAGGCATTGTTATCATTCGTTACCCATCTTACTTAGCGCCTGCTAAATCAACAACAGGTTCGCCTGAAATGATCGTTACTGGCGGCTGGCGTGTATACACATTTGTTGCATCTGGCACAATTACATTCTAAGGATATATGGCACAAGGTATTTTTAATCTCAAACAAGTTAACCAAGCCATTCGTCAAGGCGCATGGTCAGCATTTAATCCACCTCAATTTGTAGAGTATCTTGTTGTTGCTGGCGGTGGTGGTACTGGTCACTATGTTGGCGGTGGAGGTGCAGGTGGTTTACTAACAGGTATGGTTCCCGTTACTATTGGGACTTCTTATAGCGTTACAGTTGGCGCTGGTGGCGCCGCTTCTTCAACAGCCAATGTTGGAAATCAAGGCGTTAGTTCAGCTTTTGGTGTTATTTCTGCAACAGGTGGCGGTGCTGGCGCAACTCCGGGCGGCAATGGCGGCTCTGGCGGTGGCTCTGGGCAACTTGGAAGTGCAACTCCTAATTTAGGCGGTCAAGGCGTTTCTGGTCAAGGTAATGCTGGTGGTAATTACGCTTATATTGGCGCAGGTACTAGTAACTATGTTGGTGGTGGTGGCGGAGGCGGAGCGGGTACTGCTGGACAAAATGGATTCAAACTTAGAGGCGGCAGAGGCGGTGCTGGTATTGCAAGCGACATTAGTGGAACTTTAACACTCTATGCTGGTGGAGGCGGTGGTTCTGGTTATGCTGATGGTGGCCCAGTTTTGCCAGGTCTTGGTGGTGTAGGTGGAGGAGGAACTGGTGGCTACAATACGGCAACCGCAGGTGCTGTCAATACAGGTGGTGGTGGGGGCGGTGGAGCGGCAGGTTATACTGGAGCCGCAGGCGGTTCGGGTATTGTAATCGTTCGTTATCCAGGGAACATTGTGTTCTACACTGGCGGTACAGTTAACTACAACAACGGATACATTAGTCACATCTTCAACTCAAACGGCACATTGGCTCCAACAACGCCAACGGCTTATAACACTTCATATCAGATTAGCAGGTCATTACGGTTTAATAGTGCTGACTCTGCTTATCTTGACCGCGCCCAAACAACAGGTGATACACAGAAAGCAACTTGGTCAGGGTGGGTAAAGCGCAGTGCTTTAACAATTGGCGCATATTCAACACTATTTAGTGCTGGAACATCAAATACAGATACTCTTACATGGAACAATACAGGGGACACCTTAAGATTTTTCCTTAATGGCGCAAGTAGTGCAGACTTGGTTACTACGCAAGTATTTCGTGACTCGTCTGCTTGGTATCACATTGTTATTGCAATTGACACTACGCAAGCAACTGCGGCAAACAGAATCTTGATGTATATAAATGGGGTGCAGGTAACGGCATTTACAACCGCAACATACCCAACTCAAAATTACACATTTACAAGATTAAACACTAGCGGTTACAGTGCCAATTTGGGTAGCATAGGCACAGGGTCTTTTTTAAGTGCGTATATGACAGAGGTGAACTTCATTGACGGTCAAGCCCTAACCCCATCATCGTTTGGCGCTACAAGCACAACCACAGGTGTGTGGGCACCTATTAAATATACAGGTACATACGGCACTAACGGCTTCTACATCAACTTCTCAGACAATACGAACACAACAGCGGCTACATTGGGTAAAGACTACTCAGGTAACGGCAACAACTTTACACCTAATAACTTCAGCGTGACTGCGGGTGCCGGTAATGACAGCATGGTAGATACTCCAACACCATACGGTTTTGATACTGGTGTGGGTGGTACTGTGCGAGGGAATTACTCGACAATGAACCCCATCAATAAAGGTTCAACAGTAACGCTGTCAAATGGCAACTTAGACCAAGTAACTGCTTCTGGTGGTTGGAATTCTGCACGGGCATCTATTGCTGTAGCAAGTGGAAAATGGTATTGGGAAGTAACAATCACAGGCACAACACAAACTGTAATGCATGGCGTTGATGACAATACATACAACGTAACCACCAATCCAAGCAGTGCTTATGTTGGTGCATACAATAATTCTTGGGGTGTTTATGCGTCAAACGGGCAAAAGAGAAATAACACAGGATCAGGAACTGCTTATGGTTCTGCGTTTGCTCAAAATGACGTAATGATTGTTGCCATGGATATGGATTCAGGTAAAATTTGGTGGGGTAAAAACGGCACTTGGTTTGCAAGTGGTGACCCAGTAGCGGGAACAAATGCCGCATATACTAATTTGTCAGGCTACACATTAAATCCAGCTACAAGCGGTTTTGATACCACAGACAGTTGCACACATAACTTCGGTCAACGCCCATTCGCATATACGGCACCAACAGGCTTCAAAGCACTAAACACACAGAACTTACCTACACCTGCAATCGGTGGTTCAAGTGAGACTTTGGCTAGTAAGTTCTTTGGTATAAATCTTTATACTGGTACATCAGCAACACAAGCAATTGTAAATTCAGGTGCATTTCAACCCGATTGGATTTGGATAAAAGATAGAAGTGTTAATAGAAGCCATAGATTGATGGATAGTGTTCGTGGAATTAACAAAGTTTTATATACAGATTTAGCAATTGCTGAAGACACAGGCTCATGTCTTAGTTCTATCAACAGTAATGGATTTACTTTAAACACTACTGACAATATGAATCTAACTGGTGAAACTTATGTTGCATGGCAGTGGAGGGCTGGCAACAACGCAGGGTCAACCAACAAAGATGGCAGTTCCATCTCAAACGTAAGTGCAAATCGCACAAGTGGTTTTAGTATTGTGACGTATACGGGTACAGGGTCGGCCGCTACTGTCGGCCATGGATTGGGTGTTGCGCCTAGTTTTTATGTTGTTAAAGAGAGAAGCGGTTCAAGTTATAATTGGAATAGTTATCATGTTGCTTTAGGCAATACAAAATATATTGCTTTGAACACAACCGATGCACAAGGCTCAGTAGTTGCTTTGTGGAGTGACACATCGCCCACATCAACTGTATTCTCAATTTCTTCGGCGGCCGCCGTTAATACTTCAGCCACTACTTATGTCGCATACTGTTTTGCTGAAGTAGCAGGGTATAGCAAATTTGGCTCTTACACAGCCAATGCGAATGCTGATGGACCATTTTTATACACGGGATTTAGACCTGCTTTTATTATGCTAAAACGCTTTGACGCATCTGGAGCGCCTTGGACAATGATTGACGCAATAAGAAGTCCATACAACGCAGCCGTTCTAGAACTTGATGCAAACGCCATAACCGTTGAATATTCCGCAGGAAACGGAATGGATATACTAAGCAACGGATTTAAATTACGAGACGGTACTTATTTTAATTCTGGTAATGGAGATAGCTTTCTTTACATGGCTTTTGCTTCCCATCCATTCAAATACGCTTTGGCTCGGTGATAAAAAGAATTCGTAAACCACGCATCAATTAAACATCCCGTCTAAATATTCAATCGTTAGATAATAGGAAAAAACTATGTACGCATTAATAACAGAAAACAATGAAATCGCTGAAGTTGGTGAACTACAGGCTTTGTTTCCGAATGAACCTCGCCCTAGTCATCTCTATGCTATTCAGCGTGGCGCTAGACCAATTGTTGACGGGCATCAAGAAAATCAACAATTCTATTTCGTTACATTTGATAAATATGAAGTGGGTGCAGATTCTGTCACACGAACATATGTCAATACACCTAAGATTTTAGAAGACAGATTAGAAGTCAATGAAGATAACACACCCATGTATGTTAAAGTCTGGGATGCTACTGTTGGTGAACATGGCGCAATGGTAGATTCAACTGAACAAATGGTCACTAAGGGATTGAAATCACAATACAAGACTCAGTTTAAGCAGACAGCTAATTCATTGCTTTCCGAGACTGATTGGATGGTGATTCGCAAAGTAGAACGCAATGTAGCAATTCCGACTGATGTAGCAACTAAACGTGCGGCTATTCTCACAGAATGCGATAGATTAATTGCAGCCGTAACCGCAGCCTCAGATATGACAGCTTTTATCACAGCAGTTGCATCTGCTAACTGGAACTAAAATAATGTCAGCTAACTTGGGCGGGTTCATATCCGCAAACTTTGATCCACTAGCAGGCGGTAAACCAACAACTGTTGAATATCTAGTTGTCGCTGGTGGTGGTGGCGGAGGAAATATTACGCCAAGTGGCGCACAAGGCGGTGGAGGTGGTGCTGGCGGCCTTTTAACTGCAACAGGTTTTGCTGTTACCGCTGGTGCAAATAACACAATTACTATTGGCGCTGGTGGCGCTGGTGAAGCAAGAGGCACTAGTTCTGTTTTTTCTAGCATTGAAACAATTGGCGGTGGCTATGGTAGTGATAGGGGTTATGCTGGCGTTTCTGGTGGCTCTGGTGGTGGCGCAGGTGATAGTACTTCAGGAACTGTTTCTGGCGGTGCTGGTACATCGGGTCAAGGCTTTGCTGGTGGCAATGCAATATATCCCGGTTCTGGAAACACAGGTGGCGGTGGCGGAGGTGGCTCTGGTTCTGCTGGTGGAAATTCAACATCAATTATAGCTGGAATTGCTGGAGCGGGTACTTGTTCAACCATTACAGGCCAAAGAGTTTTTTACGCTGGCGGTGGAGGAGGTGCAAGTTTTCCAGTTGGTGGTTTAGGAAATTCTGGCGGTGGTACTGGTGCGGCGTATAACACAGTTCCGGGTACTTCTGCTTTAGCAAATTCTGGTAGTGGTGGAGGTGGTGGGTCATCACCTTATAAGGCTACTGCTGGCGGCTCCGGCATCGTAATCATTCGTTACCCTGCATATTTTTCAGCACCAGCTTCTACAACAGGAAGCCCTCAGATAAACTATGCTGATGGATATCAGATATATACATTCACAAGTAGTGGAACAATTACTTTTTAAACGGAGATAAAATATGGCACATTTTGCTAAAGTAGAAAACGGTGTAGTGACTTCAGTCATCGTGATAGATCAAGAAACATTGAACCTTGGACATTGGGGTGATCCATCATTGTGGGTTCAAACTTCATACAACACCCATGGCGGTCAGCATCCTGAAGGGCGCCCATTGCGTAAGAACTACGCAGGCATTGGAATGTTGTATGACGGCGTAGGCTTTTATGGGCCACAGCCCTTTGCTTCTTGGACTAAGAACGAAAATACATATTTGTGGGAAGCGCCAACACCTATGCCGACAGATAACAAGATTTATCGTTGGGACGAACCCACAACATCTTGGATTGAATTTGTAGCACCAACTGTATAATAGGAATAATTATGCCCCAATATAGTGGAATGTGGACGCTGAGTCAGGTCAGTCAAGCGGTTAAAAACCAGACTTGGACGGGAAACTTTCCTCCGTCTGTTGTGGAGTATTTGGTCGTTGCTGGTGGCGGGTCTGGTGGCGGCGCCATCCTCACTTCAACTGGTAGTGGTGGAGGTGGTGGAGGTGGTTTTCTTGCTGGACATGTGGGTATTACAGCCGGGTCTTCTTATACAGTTACTGTTGGTGCTGGTGGCGTAGGGTCATCTACCGTCCAAGGAACTTCTGGCGCCAACTCTGTATTTGGTTCTATTACATCTACTGGTGGAGGTGCGGGTGGTAATCAGCGGCCTTCTGGAACGACTGAGGTTACTGGTTTGTCTGGTGGTTCTGGTGGTGGTGGTAGTTCTACTGGCTCACTAGATCCTGGTCCCGGTGGTTCTGGTATTAACGGTCAAGGTAATGCTGGCGGAACAGGAACTTATACGTCTAGTGCTTATGGCGGCGGTGGTGGAGGCGGTGCAGGAACAGTTGGATCAAACGGAACAAGTACTGTTGGTGGAAATGGGGGCGGTGGTATTGCTTCTTCTATTTCGGGAACAGTTACTGCCTATGCTGGAGGCGGTGGTGCTGGCACATACACATCTGGAACATTGGGGGTTGGCGGTGTTGGTGGCGGTGGTAATGCCGCAAGGGGCGGTACATCAGGTAGTGGAACTGTTAATACGGGCGGCGGTGGCGGCGGTAATGGTGGTACAGGAACGCCAACGGCTGGCGGCAATGGCGGTAGCGGTATTGTCATCATTCGTTATCCAGGCACAACTCAGTTCTTCACTGGTGGTACATTAAGCTACGCTAATGGATACATCGTTCACACGTTCTATGCTAATGGTACATTGGCTCCAACAACACCAACATTGTACGCAAATCCTGATTATCAGATTTCACGTTCTTTGAGGTTTAATAGCGCAGATTCTGCTTATTTGAGTCGTACTCCTGCGAGTGCTACAAATAGTAAAACATTTACATGGAGTGGTTGGGTTAAAAGAAGTGCATTACCTGCGGCAGGTGTTCCTATATTTTCTACGCAAGGCTCACCATACTCACAGTATTTGTGTTTTGGTGGAACAGATATGACTGCATTAACAACAGATGCGTTATGTTTTTTCAGTCCAGTTTCTGGTTCTGCTTTTTCCGTTCAAAGTGCAAGTGTTTATCGTGATGTGTCTGCGTGGTATCACATTGTTTGTGCTGTAGATACAACTCAAACAATTTCGGCTAACAGAGTAAGACTGTATGTAAATGGTTCTGAAGTTTCTTATGGGAGTTCAACTTATCCATCACAAAATTTGGATACATACATAAATTCAACAGGTCTTACAAGTATTGGATACACAGCCGCAACTTATTTTAGAGGCTACATAACCGATGTTAACTTTATTGACGGGCAAGCATTAACACCTTCGTCATTCGGTTGGACAAACCCAACAACAGGCGTATGGGCACCACTTGATTTTGTGGGAACATATGGTACGAATGGTTTCAATCTAAACTTCTCAGACAACACCAACACAACTGCCGGCACCCTTGGTGCAGACTCTTCAGGTAACGGCAACAACTTCACACCTAGTGGCTTCAGCGTAAGTGCAGGCGTTGGTAATGATTCACTTGTTGATACACCAACATTGTATGGCACAGATACTGGTTTGGGTGGTGAAGTGCGAGGGAATTATGCTACGTTTAACCCGTTGATTAAAGTTGTGTCTCAACCGACACTAAGTAATGGCAATCTTCTTTCTACTGCCCCTGCGGGTTGGAGTTCAGCCGTAGGCACAATTGGCGTGACAAGCGGTAAGTGGTACTGGGAAATTGTCAACGGCAATTCAGATGCTTTTGTTGGTATCTGCGGAGATAACGCCACACTAGGTACTGACGCACCGCAGAGTTCTACAGGAACTATTCTGTATTACGGAAATACAGGCAATAAGCGCATTGACACAGTAGATACTGGATACGGCTCTACTTTTAGTACGCAAACGATTGGTGTTGCGTTGGATATTGATGGCGGGACAATCGTTTTCTACAGGGACAATGTGTCTCAGGGAAGCATCAGTCTTTCATCAAGCACACTAAACGGCAGAACTATTTTCCCATTGTCAGGCGTAATCAGTACAACTGCCACAGTCAATTTTGGTCAACGCCCATTTGCCTACACAGCCCCAAGTGGCTTCAAAGCACTTTGCACACAGAATTTGCCAACGCCTACGATTGGTGCGACAAGTGCGACTTTGGCTAGTGAGTTTTTTGATGCCACTACATGGGCTGCAAATGGTGACAATGTTAATCCTCGACTTATCACAAGCAATGTTGACTTAGCTAATGGTGGTGGTTTAATATGGGCAAAAGGGCGTGATGTTGCAGTAAGTCATTTTCTTGTTGATTCGGTTAGAGGATACACAAAGTACTCCGCAACAAACTCCACAGCCGCTGAAGACACCTACAATTTTGGCATTGCAGGAACCACTAATGGATTTACGTTTACTACCAGTTCTAGTTCTTTAAATCAACTTCCTTACAATTATGTGGGTTGGCAATGGAAAGCAGGCGGTACGCCAGTAACGAACACATCAGGCTCTATCACATCATCAGTAAGTGCAAATCCTACAAGTGGGTTCTCAATTGTTACTTGGACAGGAAATGGAAGCGATGTGTCTATTGGACATGGGCTTGGTGTTGTGCCTAGTATGGTGATACATAAGTTTAGAGGCGCAATATCTAATTGGTCTGTTTACACATCTACAACTGGCGCAGGGAAGCGTTTAAAACTAAATACAAATGATGCAGTTGCAACTGATGGGTCTTTCCCAACAACACCTACATCATCTGTTTTTTATATCAATGGCGGTAGCAATGACAATGGTGTAACAATGGTTGCTTACTGCTTTGCACCCGTAGCAGGATATTCTGCAATAGGTTCTTACACAGGCAATGGTACTACTGATGGGCCGTTTGTACACACAGGATTTAAACCAGCATTTATTCTGATTCAAAAAACTACAGGAGGCTACTGGCTTATTCTTGATGTTGCAAGAAATACTTACAATGCAATGACAGGTCAACTTTGGCCCAATGGAAATGATGCTGAAAATAATAGTTATGGTGTGCTTGATGCTGTTTCAAATGGTTTTAAATTAAGAAACACCGCCGCAGGATATAACGATGGCACCGCAGTATACATTTATATGGCCTTTGCTTCTAACCCCTTTAAATATTCACTCGCACGATAAGGACTTAATATGTACGCACTCATAACACAAAACAATGAAATCTCAGAAATTGGTGAACTTCAAAAGTTGTTTCCCAACGAACCCAATCCAACGGCTTCATACGCATCACAAAATGGTGCTAAAGAAATCATTGATGGAAATCAAGAAGATCAACGCTTCTACAATGTAGTTTTTTCTAGTTACTCTGTTGGCGAAACATACGTCACACGTAACTATGTGAACACGCCCAAAGTTTTGGAAGATGTGACTGAAACGCCCGTAGGCGCAACAGAACCCGTCACAACCAAAGGGCTGAAGTCCAACTACATTGCTCAGTTTAAACAAACAGCTAACTCAATCTTGGCTCAGACTGACTGGATGGTCATTCGTAAAGCCGAGCGTAACGTGGCTATTCCTACTGACGTAGTGGCTAAACGTGCGGCAATTTTTGCTGAATGTGATCGCTTGACGGCAGCCGTAACCGCAGCCGCTGACATGCCAGCATTCATTACAGCCGTGCAATCTGCTAATTGGAATTAATGTCACTACTCTGATAGAAGTAACATAAACAAAACCCGCCTCATCAGCGGGTTTTTTGTTTCTCTAGATATTATAAATAGAAGATGATTTATAAGGGGAAAAAATGAGTACTAGCAAACCAGCATCAAGAGAAGAATTTAAACAATTCTGTCTTAGAAGACTAGGTGCACCTCTCTTAGAGATAAACGTAGCTGACGAACAAGTTGAAGACTGCATTGAGATTGCATTTCAATATTACTACGACTATCACTATGACGCAACAGAAAAAGTATATCTCGCACACGCAGTCACAGAAGAAGATAAAACAAACAAGTACATCACAGTACCAGATGCAGTCATTGGTGTTATGAACATCTTTGACATTGGTGACAGTTATTCTACAAACAATCTTTTTAACTTGCGATATCAAATTTCTTTGAATGATTTGTATTCATTCAATACGGGTCCGTTTGCGCCATACTACATGGCATTTCAAAACGTTGCAATGGCAGAAGAACTGTTTGTTGGTAAACAATCTCTCAGATTCAATCGCCATATCAACAGAGTTTACATTGACATGTCTTGGGACACAAAAATAACTGCTGGTGAATTCATTATCATTGAAGGATATCAAAAGATTGATCCTGACACATTCACGGATGTATACAATGATAGATTCTTGCAAAAGTATTGTACTGCACAAATCAAAAAACAATGGGGTGAAAACCTTAAAAAGTTTGAAGGGCTTTCTATGCCAGGTGGTATCACATTTAACGGACAGAAAATCTGGGATGAAGCTACAGACGAAATTCAAGCATTAGAAGCAGAAGTCATTAGCACATATTCTTTACCAGTTACTGATATGCTAGGCTAATTACAATGGCACGTAATCGTTTTTTTAATCAATATACTCCTGTCAAACAGGAACAAAGTCTTGTTGAAGATTTAATTATAGAATCTATCAAGATTTATGGTATAGATGGTTATTACTTACCAAGAACGCACGTAAATTTAGATAAGATTTATGGTGAAGATGCGTCTATGCTTTTTGATGATGCACTTGAAATGGAATTGTATGTAAAAAGTTTTGATGGCTTTATGGGACAAGAAGACTTTCTTGCGAAGTTTGGTCTTCAAGTTGACGAATCAGTCACATTTGTTATTTCACAAAAACGATTCACGCAATCACTCAAAACATCTATCATTACAGAATATTCATATAACATGTTGACTGAAGATGGAGATGAATTGTTGAGTAACAGAAATGATGTTTCAGAGTATGACTACGATGCCATTGTGAGACCAAGAGAAGGTGACATGATTTGGATTCCTATGTTTTCAAGCATGTATGAAATTAAATTTACTCAAAACATTGAGAACTTCTTTCAATTAGGTAAACTTTACACATACGAACTCCGTTGTGACAGAATTGAATACTCTAGCGAACGTATTAATACTGACGTTACCGAAATTGATGCGATTGAAGATCAATACAGTTTGTCAACTGCTAACAATGAAAAATTACTTGATGAAGACGCCTTCTTATTCTTGCATGAAGACGGCACATTCATTGTCAACGAAGCTGACGTTGTTATCGCAGCCGAGATTTCAGCAGACAATGAAGAGATTGGTCAGAAAATTATTGACGATGACATTCTAGATTTCTCAGAACAAAACCCATTCTCATTGACAAGGACTTTCTAATATGATGTTCGGACACGACTTCTATCACGGAACGCTAAGACGTTACGTAATCATGTTTGGTAATTTGTTCAACGAAATTCAAGTTGACAGATACGATTCTGCGGGCACTAAACTTCAAACTGTCAACGTTCCAATTGAGTATGGACCAAAACAAAAGTTTATTCAAAGAGTGACTAGTGATCCTGATTTGGATCGTAGTGTTTCTACTACATTGCCAAGACTTGGATTTGAGTTTACCAGTATGACATATGCACCAAGCCGTAAACTCAACAGCAGTCACAAAATAACTAGGGGCGTTAATACTGGTGGTACAGATTTTAACTATATGTACACACCTGTGCCATATGACTTCAGCTTTTCTTTACATGCACTTTTTAGAAACACCGAAGATGGTACACAAATTGTAGAACAGATTGTGCCATTCTTTACACCAGACTTTACTGTGACAATGAAGATGATTCCAGAGATGGCACTCAACATGGATATTCCAATTGAGTTAAACTCAGTAACTTCATCAGACACATACGAAGGTGATATGGAGTCTCGCAGAATTCAAACGTATCAATTAGATTTTACAGTCAAAGGATATCTATTTGGACCTGTCAACAAATTCAAGTACATTATCAGAGAAGATGTTAATCTTATTGATGATGGTTCTGGAATTAACAAAGCTATTATATCCACACAAACATTTACTGGAAACTCTGAGTTTGAAGTGAGTGAAACCATAACAACAGAAAATGGACACACATCATAATGAAGAAAACAGTTGATGATAAGTTGAATGACATATTTGATGTGCAAGGTAAGATTGTTGAACAAGTCCTACCAGTAGTAGAACAAGTTAAAGAACCTGTTTCTACTGGTGCACCTAACGATGAATCTATAGATGCTGACTATGAATATGCGAGAGAGAATCTGAAACTATTCATTGAGCAAGGCAAAGTTGCTATGGAAAACATTATCTTCTTAGCAAAAGAGGGTGAGTCTCCGAGAGCATATGAAGTTGTTGGTCAGCTAATTAAAACATTGTCAGACACTAATAAAGATTTGTTAGACTTAGGCAAAAAAGTAAAAGACTTGAAATCTAAAAAAGATGACACGACACAACCAGCACAGCATATAACGAATGCATTGTTTGTTGGTAGCACAGCAGAATTACAGAAACTAATTGGCAAGAGATGACAGCAAAATCCTACTTAGGAAATTCTCTTTTAAAAGCATCTGGCGTACCACTCAATTTCACTAAAGAAGAAATTGAAGAATATTTAAGATGTGCTGACGATCCGATATACTTCATTGAAAGTTATTGTAAGATTGTCACGTTAGATCACGGGCTTCAGCCATTCAAATTATACGATTGTCAAAAGAACAAAGTAAAGATTATCCATGAGAATCGTAAAGTTATTCTGATGGAAGGGCGTCAACAAGGTAAGACAACAACATCAGCGGCTTACATTCTTTGGTACACATTGTTTCAAGGAAGCAAGACTGTAGCAATTCTAGCGAACAAAGCAACAGCGGCTAGAGAAGTTTTATATCGTTATCAAATCATGTATGAGAATCTTCCCACATGGCTTCAGCAAGGTGTCACTACATGGAACAAGGGTGACATTGCTTTAGAGAATGGGTCAATCGTATTCACAGCCGCAACAAGCGCATCAGGTATTCGTGGTAAGTCAGTTAACTTATTGTACGTTGACGAAGCCGCTATCATACCGAACAATGTAGCAGAACAATTCTTCACCTCAGTTTATCCTACGATTTCTGCTGGTGAAACAACAAAGATTCTGTTAAGTTCTACCCCTCTAGGATACAACCACTTCTGGAAGTTTTGGAATGATGCGGAGAGTGACAGAAATGGATTTGTCAATTTGTTTATTCCATATTGGGAGATTCCTGGACGTGATGAAAAGTGGGCTGCTGAACAAAAAGCAATGTTGGGTGAGTTGAAGTTCAATCAAGAAGTTTTATGTAACTTCTTAGGTTCTAGTCTCACACTCATTGCTTCCGATTCTATTGCACAAATGTCGGCTAGCCCTATCATCTATCAAAAAGATGGGCTAGATATATACGAAAACGTTGAAAAAGATCATGCATATTGTATTGTTGCAGACACAGCAAAGGGTGTCGGTGGTGACTATTCAGCATTTCAAATCTTAGACATAACTAAAATGCCATACAGAATTGTTGGCAAGTATAGAAACAATCAGATCAGCCCTCTTTTGTATCCGTCAATATTGTACAGAGTGGGTAGAGAATACAATGAAGCATACGTTCTAATTGAAATTAATTCTTCAGAACAAGTTGCAGAAATTTTGTATGCAGAATATGAATATGAAAATATCATTTCTGTTAGCAGAACACCACAAGGTCAAGTCGTCAATGGTGGCTTTGGTGGAAATAAAACACAACTTGGTGTCATCACGGACAAGAAAGTTAAACGCATTGGATGCTCTAACTTCAAGTCATTGGTTGAAGGGAAAAAACTTATTATCAATGATGCTGACACTATAGCTGAGATTTCAACATTCATTGAAAAAAGAAGCAGTTACTCTGCTGACGAAGGCTATCACGATGATTTAGTTATGCCTCTAGTGTTATTTTCATGGTTGACAACAAATTCATATTTCAAAGAGTTGACAAACATCAACATAAGAAAAGAATTATACGAAGCAAGAATCAAAATGATTGAAGAAGAAGTCACTCCTTTTGGATTTATAAATAATGGTGAAGAACAAAATCAATTAGTTGATGCGGGGGGGCAAGTTTGGCAAGTAGAAGACTATCGCAAATCTGATTTTTTATAAATAAATTAAACAAACCTAACATCAAAACATCATTATAACAAGGAGAATTCAATGGCTATAAGTCTAATTTCACCAGGAATCAAGATCACCGAAACAGATTTGGTATCTTCCTCACAGTCGGTATCTACAACATCTGGCGCATTTTCTGGACAATTTCGTTGGGGTCCAATCGATAAAGCAGTACAAGTTTCTAATGAAACTGAATTAGTAAACAAATTTGGTAAACCAAATGCAACTAACGCTGTTGACTTTTTGTCAGCCGCTAACTTTTTGGGTTACTCTGGCTCATTGTTCGTTGTTCGTAGTGCAAACACAGCGTTGAATGCTACAGCAGAAGCAACAACTGGTTCAGGCACAGCAGGTACTGGTACTTCAATTAAAAATGAAGACGTATATATTAACACAGCATCTTTTAACGTTGGTCCATGGGCGGCTCGCTACGCTGGCGCATTAGGAAACGCACTTAAAGTTTCTGTTTGCCCAAGTTCAGCGGCTTATACTAGCGCATTGACTGGAACATTTACTGTAGCGGCAGGTTCAACAACAGTTACTGGTGCTGGATCGGCTGCAAATACACAAATGCAAGTTGGCGATTTCATTGTATTGTCTGGTCGTACATCTAAAGTTGTTGCGATTGCTAATGCAACATCATTTACATTAGAATCTGCACACTTAACTGGTGCATCTGCTGTTTCAGGAACACGCCGTTGGGAATTCTTTGGTGAGTTTGATTCTGCACCAGGAACATCTACAAATGGTGCCGCATTAGGCGCATCTGGCGATGAATTGCACGTTGTTGTTCAAGACGTAACAGGTGAAATTACTGGTACAGCAAATACAGTTTTAGAGAAATTCGGTTACCTTTCTAAAGGTTCTAATGCTAAAGCAGATACTGGTGGTAGCAATTATTACAAAGATGTAGTTAATGATCGTTCTAACTACGTTTGGTGGGCTGCCCACGACAATGCTGGCTCTAATTGGGGTAACACATTGTCTAGCACAACTTACACAGCAGTAACGACACCTAAAGCATATTCTTTAGCTGGTGGTTCTGATGGTAACGCATTGACAGATGGCGATAGATCAACATCTTATGTTTTGCTTTCAAACAAACAAGAAGTTCCAACATCTATCATTGTAGCTGGTCAAGCAACTGCTTCAGTGGTAAACCGAATTATTGCTGATGTTGCTGAAGTTAGAAAAGACGCTGTTGTTTGTATTTCTCCATTGAGAGCAAACGTTGTTAACAATGCTGGTTCTGAAGCATCTGCTATCAGCACATGGGCAGACACAGTTACACGTTCAACATACGCAGTTGCAGACAGCGGTTGGAAATATCAGTATGACAAATACAATGACACATATGTTTATGTTCCATTGAATGCTGACACAGCAGGTTGCATGGCACGTAACGATTTGAATCGTGAACCATGGTTGTCTCCAGCTGGTTTCCAAAATGGTCGTATTCAAAACTTAGTTCGTTTGGCATACAATCCAAATCAAGCTGACAGAGATACATTGTACAAAGCCGCAGTTAATCCAGTTATCACGCAAGTTGGTCAAGGTACTGTATTGTTTGGTGACAAGACATTTACATTGAAGAATACTTCAATGAATCGTGTTAACGTTCGTAGATTGTTTATTGAATTACAAAAGACAATCGGACAAGCCGCAGACAATGTATTGTTTGACCAAAATGATGAAACAACAAGAAGTGGTTTCGTAAGTCTAGTTGTTCCTTACTTGAGAAGCGTTCAGTCTAGAAGAGGTATTACAGCATTCAGAGTTGTTTGTGACGCAACAAATAATCCAGAAGATGTAGTAAATTCTAACGAATTCGTTTGCGATATTTTCGTACAACCAATCCGTTCTGTTAACTTCATTCAACTTAACTTTGTCTCTGTAAGAGGTACCGCTACATTTGCTGAAATTGCCGCATAAATAATAGAGAATAAACAAGGAGAATTATATGGCAATTACAACAATTCAGAATTTGAAGGACGCTCTTAATACGGGCGCCCGTTCAAATTTGTTTAGAGTTACCTTAACAGGATTAGCTGATACCGATAGAGATGATGACTTTAGTTACTTGTGCAAGGCAGCCCAGCTGCCGGGATCAACTTTAGGCATCATCGAAGTTCCATTTTCAGCGGGCAGAAGATTCAAAGCGGCTGGAGATAGAACATTTGCTGACTGGACAACAACAGTCATCAATGATTCTAATCACACGATTAGAGAAGCATTAGAAGATTTGCAGAGAGAATATGGAACTACTGATTATAATTCAGAAACTTCCAAAGCCAGAACTGGTGGAAGCGCAACAGACTTCTCTACTATTTCAGTTGAACAACTCAATCAAGCAGGCGATGTTGTTTATACATATACGCTAGTCAACTGTTGGCCACAAGATATCAGCACTATTGATTTGTCTTATGACTCTACAGATACTCTTGAAGAGTTTACTGTAACTTGGTCATACGACTACTTTACATTCGAATAAGGAATAAAAAATGGCAACCGCAAATTTTTTCAGTATTGACACATTTAGAGAAAAACTAAATGGTGGATCAAAAGCAAATTTATTTCGTATGGAAATTGGACTTGAAGAAACAATAACTGGCGTTAATCTAATTGATTTTCCTATTTTGTGTAAATCTGGTGCTATTCCAGCATTTACGTTAGGTGTTATTGAAGTTCCATTCAGAGGAAGACGAATTAAAATTCCTGGCGATAGAACATACGCAGACTGGACAGCAACATTTATCAACGATGACTCTCAAAACATTCGTAAATCTTTTGATAATTGGCTAAACACAATCGTCAATGTCGATGGAGAACAAGCATTAAGAGAAGGCACGGATTCATATCGTTCCACTATTACTGTTAATCAGTTAAAACCTGATGGCACAGTTGCTAGAGTATATAAGTTGTTTGATGCATTTCCGACTGACGTTTCTGCTATTGACTTGTCTTACGATACTACAGATGCAGTTCAAGAATTTACTGTTACATTCCAATATCACTATCTTGATGTTGGTGTTGGAAGTGCTGAACCTTCGGCAGGAACAGGATCATAAAAAAGAATTAAATAATGAATTTTACGCAACATAAATAATTGCGTAATAGTTGTCAAACAATGGGGGCTATTACGGCCCCCATTTTTTTTAGAGAGACTCAAATATGGCGATAAAACTTTTTGGATATAAGATTGGTAAAGATGATGTTGAAGCAGAACAGTTAAAATCGTTTGTTCCACCTACCGATGACGATGCATCCGTTGCAATTTCTGGCGGTGGTGTCTATGGTACATACCTGGATCTTGAAGGTCAGATTAGAACAGACGCAGATTTAATTAAGAAGTATCGTGAGATGGCACTTCAGCCAGAATGTGATGCGGCAATTGAAGATATTGTGAATGAATCATTAGTCTTTGAAGATGGTGATTATCCAGTTCAAATCATTTTGGATAAACTTGAACAACCAGAATCAATCAAGAAAAAAATTCGTGATGAATATCATTACATTATGAAACTTCTTGATTTCAACAATCAGGGTTACGATATCTTTCGTAGATGGTATGTTGATGGGCGTTTGTATTATCACATGGTCATTGACGAAAAGAATCCTAGATCAGGATTGAAAGAAGTTCGTTACATTGATCCACGTAAAATTCGTAAAGTGCGTGAAAACAAAAGAACAGACAATCGTCCTGGAACAGCAGACATAACACAACAGTATCACGAATACTTTATCTACTCTGATAAAGGATTTGCTAGAGATGGTTCACAAGGTATCAAAATTGCAGTAGACTCAGTTTGCTACACTAACTCAGGTATCACAGACAAAGATGGCAAAGTAATTGTTTCACATCTACACAAAGCAATTAAACCACTCAATCAATTGCGTATGCTTGAAGATGCGACAGTTATCTATCGTATCTCCCGTGCGCCAGAACGTAGAATCTTTTACATTGACGTAGGTAATTTGCCTAAGATGAAGGCTGAACAATACTTGCGTGAAATCATGCAGAAGTATAAAAACAAATTAGTCTATGACGCACAGACTGGTGAAATTCGTGATGACAGAAGATTTCAAACGATGTTAGAAGATTACTGGTTGCCACGTAGAGAAGGTGGTAAAGGTACTGAGATTACCACACTACAAGGTGGACAAAACTTAGGTGAGATTGATGACGTATTGTATTTTCAAAAGAAAATGTTCAAGTCATTGAACGTTCCAGTTTCTCGCATAGAATCTGACAATGGATTTTCTTTAGGTCGTGCTTCTGAAATTAGTAGAGATGAATTGAAGTTTGGTAAGTTTGTTTCACGTTTACGTTTAAGATTCTCACACCTGTTTGACAAGATGCTTGAAACACAGCTTCTACTTAAAGGTGTTTGCACTCGTAAAGAGTGGGAACAAATGAAAGAAGAAATCAGCTATGACTATCAATCAGACTCACACTTTGCCGAACTCAAAAATGCTGAATTGATGAAAGATCGATTGGGTCTTCTTTCAGACATTGACGGATATGTTGGCAAATACTTCTCCATTAATTATATCAGAAAAAATGTTTTGCATCAAAGCGAAGAAGATATAAAACAAATGGACGAAGAGATGGAAGAAGACAAAGCAAACATGGAAGAAGATGGTATGTCTCCAGAAGATTTACCACCTCCAGCACCAGTCGCACCTCCACCACAACAACTTGTTGTAAGTGTAAAGAAAGAAGAAACTGAAAACACTGGAGTAATTGATGACGTAGACCAAAGAGAATTGGCTAAGTCTATGACTGCATTTTTTGGCACACTAGTTGAAGAGGCTAAAGGTGACAAAGAAGGAAACTAATCTTAGCGGTACACTCAGCGAAGCGGTTTCTGTTGCAACATCAGTAGCATACACAAGACAAGAGATACAAAAACTTAAGACAGAGTTAGTATCTCTTCTAGAAAAGAAAACAACAGAAGTAATCGTTGAACAAGTTCCTGGTCCAGTCGGTCCACGTGGAGCCCTTGGTGCAACTGGCGCTCAGGGACCTAAAGGTGACAAGGGTGACAAGGGCGATGTTGGCGAACGTGGTGAAAAAGGTGATGTTGGTTTACAAGGCGAAATCGGGCCTGAAGGCCTGCAGGGAATAAAAGGGGATGTTGGTCCACAAGGCGAACAGGGCGAACGTGGTCTGCAAGGCGAACAAGGTGTACAGGGTATTGCTGGAGAGCGTGGCGAAAAGGGTGACAAGGGTGAAGACGGCAAAAATGGTTTGGACGGAAGAGATGGAGAAGCGGGCAAAATTGGTCCCGCTGGACCAGCTGGCGCCGAGGGAATTCAAGGTGAGCGAGGTGAGAAGGGTGACAGAGGCGAGCGAGGCGATTCAGGAAAAGACGGACGACAAGGAATTCAAGGATCAGTTGGGCCAAGAGGTGAGATTGGACCACAGGGTATTCAAGGTGTTGCAGGTAAGGATGGTAAAGACGCAGACATAAAACCTGTTGAAGAAAAGTTTCAGAAGTTTATTGATAATGTTCAGAAAGATGTTAGCGCATTTAAAACAAAAGTCAATGCCGTAATTGTTAAATCTGGTGGACAACACGGAGGATCAAGCGGATCTGGTGAAGTAAATCTACGTTACTTAGATGACGTTGATAGAGATAGTATTACTGATGGTTATGTTTTATCTTACGATCAAGCATCACAGAAGTTTGTATTCGTTGAAGGTGGTGCTGGTGGCGGCACTATAGACACCGTAGCAAGAACAAGAGCAACATCCGCTTGGTACACCGCAAACTTAGCATATACACAAGCTAATAGCGCATTCTCTACCTCCAATAATTCATACAATCAAGCAAATTCTGCGCTTGATCTTGCAAACTCAGCATTTGCAAAAGCAAATACTGGTGGTGCCGCTGGTACAGATAACTTAGCACGTTCTATTGCAAATAGTTCATTTTCTACAGCAAACTCAGCACTTAGCATTGCACAATCTGCATTCGCACAAGCTAACACAGGTGGTGGTGGAGGTGTTGCAGAATCTTTAAATGTTCAATTTGACAATAGTACCGGTGCTACGTATAAAGTTGTTGCTTTGGATTCTACAGCCAATACTGTTTTGGCTTCAGCATCAGATATAACTCAAGTAGATAAAATTTTAGGAATTTTGGATAGTTCAGGAGAGACAGTAACTTTTGGTTCAATAACTAATCCATCGTGGACTTGGACACCAGAACAATCTTTATATCTTGGAAGTAATGGTGATGTTGTGACAACTTCCACTATCAATGGTGCGGCATTTTCATTAAAACTTGGATATGCAATATCGGCAACAAAAGCATTTATAAAAATCGGAACACCAATCGTATTATAAATAAGTAAAAATTAAGGAGAATTTTATGGCAAACGCATTGTACCCAAAAGCAAAAGAATCATTTATCAATGGTCATATCAATATGAGCGCAAATACAATTACTATTGCACTTGTTGACACTGGAGTATACACTTACAGCGCATCACACCAATATCGTAGTGAAGTATCAAATAGTGCTGTGATATCAAGTACGGCATTATCAAATAAAACTGTTACCAATGGAGTTTTTGACGCAGATGATGCAACATTTACATCCGTTACTGGTGCAAATTGTGAAGCATTATTGATATTTCAAGATACAGGAGTGCAATCTACTTCCAGATTGATTGCTTATATTGACAGCGCAACTGGTTTGCCAATTCTACCTAACGGCGGTGACATTACAGTAGTCTTCTCTTCTGGCGCAAGTAAAATATTCGCCCTTTAAAATAATTAATTAGAGAATAGAGAGACTTGATTATGAATCAAGTGATAGTCTTAGATGTTGCATTATCGGAATTTGCTAATACACTTTTATCAGCACAGCAAGACACACCGATAATACAATTTATAGACACCAACGATAGGGCAATTGACTCTACGGTGGAGTTTCCGAACACGCATAATGTATATGTAAATATTAGACAGAATTTATATCTTTCTGATAATTTATTCGGTGTTCAAAATGCAGAAATTCAAGTATATCAGTCAAATACGATTCAGCAATTAACGGATGCTTTTGACCGTTCTATTGTAAGTGGACTTGCTTTTGGAGAAATAGACAATTTATTTGTTCAGATACGTCCAAACTCAACTGAATCCACACTTGCATTTGGTTCATCACAATTAAATTCAATAATTTACGCAGAAAGCGCAGAATCAACAGTTTCATTTGGTTCCGTTGGAAACTTAAACTTTACAGTAAATATAAATTCTGTAAATTCTGAATTGACTATTGGTAATATTTCTGTTATACCATTAGTATCACCAGAGTCAGTTACAATACAGAATAGTTTTGGAACACCGCAATTAAATTATATATTGTATTCTAATTCATATGAATCTGCTATCACATTTGGTGTTCCTCAGATCAATATGGAAATTGATGATGTTCCGTTTCCATCGATATCTTCAACATTAGTAATTTCACAGCCAAGCGTTAGATTTAATATCAATCCGTTAAGTATAGCAACAACTGCCAGTTTTGGTGTTGCTGGATTTATTGATAACATTCATAGATTGCTTGTTTTTAAAGATGACAACATCTCTAAGATTGGTGAAAACGATGCTACAGTCATAGCTGGTGGTATTAGAGTTAATCCATCAAGCGCAATTTCAGGAACTGCAACATCAGGAAGCGCAACTTTACCAAACAATCCAGTAGGATTTATATCTGTAAATATTGGCGGAACAGATTATTTAATGCCATATTACAATGCTTAAAACCGATAAAGTATAAATAAGTTAGCAAACAAAAGGAAATATAACATGGAAAATGTACAGACAGCAATTCAACACGCATATGATGCAAGACCGGCTGAGTTTAAAAACTCAATTCTTGACGCACTAAACGACAAGATACAGAATCATATTGAAGTAAAAAGAATGGAATTAGCTAGTTCACTTTTCAAAGATAGCGAAGAAGTAGAAGTCGCATCTAGCGGTGAAGAAGAATTTCAATCCAGTTCAGAAGGAAATGTAGATGAAGAACTTTAAAAGTTTTATCCAGTTGGATGAAGTAGAAAGAGTCAAATATAAAGACGGCATTGCCAATAAAATGGCATATGCGAATGATGAAGTCAAAACTAAAGGTAATAGGCTTGACAACAAGCAACCGTTTGGTGAAGGCGATGCATACGACAAAGACGTTAAAGCTAGTCCAAAAGCACACGACAAAGAAGCCGCAGCCGCACGTGCGAAGCTAGCCGCTCTTGCCGCTAGAAAAGCAATGATGACAAACAAAATGAGCGAAGCAGAAAGTCATCAGTCTAAGACTACAATGAAGCATATTAGCAATCCTAATGCAGCCGAAAAGAAAGCCGCTAAAGATATCAAACCGGGCATTAGTGGTGTTCGTGATAGATTAGCAATGCTTGATGCGGCAAAGAAACGTGGTGCTTTAAAAAATGAAGAAGTTGATTTGCTTTCTAATCTTTACGATCAGTTAGATGAAAGCAATCAAGAAATCTTTTTGAATCAGTTGGAAGAAGATGCTGAAGTACTTTTAGCATTTGCTAAAACTATAGCGGAAGAATAAAATGGCAGATTCAGTAATCTCAACAAAATTAAAAGATCATGCATCAGCATGGGCATATGCATTTACAAATGAATCAGACGGCACTGGTGAAACTAACGTCAGAAAAGTTAATGCAAACACTTTGATTGCATCAACTGGAGATGGATCATCACAGCGATTGACAGTTAATAAGATTGCTTGGACTATTGCTGGCGCAAACTCTAAAGTAAAATTAATGTGGAGTGGAACAGGCGCAAATACGTTTGCAATTCTCACAGGCACTGGCACATTTGATTTAGCAACAAATTTGACAACACCGTTTGTAAACACAACAGCAAATACAATTGGTGACATTTACCTATCAACATTAGGCTTTGTTGCAGGTGCAACATATACTATTGTTATGGAAGGCAAGAAAACTGCCGGTTATGCTAGTCGTGAAACTACCGATGATGGTGTAAGTCCATAAATATGATTAGGTTTAAAGACTTTATATATTTGTCTGAAGAAAAATTGGACGAAGCTAGGCTTGTCAAAGTCAACAGAGTACGTGCTGGAGTTGTTCAGCGCAGAAAAGCTGTATCAGCAACACCTGGGTATAAAGTTTTAGATGGTAAACTTGTGAGAATGTCTTCACAAGAAAAAATGCATCGTAGAATTGCACAGCGTAAAGCGGCTAGAAAACGTGCACCAAAACTTGCATTGATTTTACGCAAAAGAACAAGATCACTTAAAAAACGAACATCGGCAGGACTAAAATGAAACTAATTACAGAAATCAATGAGCAAGTAAATATCATTACTGAAGCAAACGAAGCTGGCGGTAAAAACTTCTTCATTGAAGGCATCTTCATGCAAGCAGAACAAGAAAACAGAAACAAGAGAATGTATCCGTTAGAAGTTTTGCAAAAAGAAACAGAACGATATGTTACTGAGTATGTAATGAAAAATCGTGCTTACGGTGAGTTGGGACATCCAGATGGTCCAACAATTAATTTAGAACGTGTTTCACACATCACTAAAAGTTTGCGTCAAGATGGAAACAATTTCATCGGCAAAGCAAAAATTATGGACACACCATACGGCAACATTGTAAAAAACTTAATGAGTGAAGGTGCAGTAGTTGGTGTGTCAACAAGAGGTCTAGGAAGTCTTGTTGAAGGAAAGAATGGAGTTAAGGTTGTTGGCAATGACTTTTATCTTGCAACTTGTGCAGATATTGTAGCAGACCCTTCAGCACCAGATGCATATGTACGTGGTATTATGGAAAATAAAGCGTGGGTTTGGGATAACGGAATCATCAGAGAAGCTGATGTTTCAACACAAAAACAAGTTATTCAAAAGTCTTCACAAAAAGACTTAGAAGAAAACATGATAAAAGTGTTTAAAGATTTCATCTCCAAGCTATAATTTTGTATAAATACATA